CAAATGTTGTTGGTATGTTTGGCTCCAGCCTGACTGACACGCAGGCTAGAATACTTGAAACCTCCGGTGCTTTTACATTAGTATTATTAACAGACAATGATGAAGCAGGCCAAAAAGCTAAGAAAGCCATAAAGAAGAAATGCGAGAGAAGTTTTAATATAGTGGAAATTGACGTTCCAACTAAAGATGTTGGAGAAATGAGTGTCGATCAAATTACTAAAGACATAAAACCTAAATTACAGGAAATATAGAATGACAAACATTTTGGGTATCTCTGGAAGAAAACAAAGCGGAAAAACCACCTGCTCTACCTTTTTGCATGGCTATCAGCTTAGATTTCATGATGTTATTGAAAAGTTTTTGATGGACGATGAAGGCAAACTGATTGTTAATGCCACACAGATTGACGAAAAGGGCGAAGAAGTAGATGGCATGGGTTTTTTAGACATCGAAAGAAAAGACCCAGAGTTCATGGAATATGCAAGCAGGACAATATGGCCTTATGTGAAATCCTTCAGTTTTGCAGATCCATTGAAAATTATTTGTATGCAACTTTTTGGTTTAACTGAAGCCCAATGCTACGGAACGGACGAAGATAAAAACACGCCCATAAATATCAAATGGGAAAATATGCCTATCTATAAACTGAGTTCTGCGGAAAAGACCGGCTTTATGACGGCTAGAGAATTCTTGCAATATTTTGGAACCAATGTGTGTCGCACAATAAAAGATAGCGTGTGGGTAGATAGCTGTATAACCAGAATGTTAAACAGCGGTACAGAACTAGCTATAGTTCCAGATATTAGATTTCCCAATGAAGTAAAAGCAATACAAAAAGCTGGAGGTAAAGTCATACGCTTGACTAGGTCTCCATATGAAGACACACACACAAGCGAAACTTCACTAGACACCTATGAGGAGTTTGACCATGTAATAGACAACAAAGATATGAACATAGATGAGACAAATATGGAATTAATGAAGACGCTTAGGGAATGGGGATGGCTAAAAACCAAAAGCTCATAAGTATACCGTGGGATTCACGGATGGTAGAACAAGCACAGACAAAAGCAAAAAAATTAGGAAGGATAAACAACTCAATATTAAAAGGTGGTGGCAATGCTGCCGGATACCTTGGAGAAGAAGCGGTCGCTGCTTACATTGGCGCGAAAATAACCAGTTGTAATAAAGGTAATGAAAAGTACGATTATGACATTATCGCCAAAGATGGCCGCAGGATAGAAGTAAAAACAAAAAGAAGAACAGTTAATCCTTTGGATTACTATGACGTTTCAGTTGCGAAAACAAGCGTTCACCAAAGGCCAGACTTGTATATTTTTGTAAGTATTAATTTTGAAAATATGACGATGCAAGCAGGAAAGCGTGTTTATCGTGGTATTAAAAATATTTGGATAGTAGGGCAGGCAGAGCCTGAAGATTACTTTGCTAGAGCAAAGATTTGGAAAAGCGGCGAAATTGATAAGAGAAACGGTTTTAAAACTCATGTAGATATGTATAACCTGCCCATATCAGAAATTGATCCTTTAGATGATAGTTTGTTACCACAGGAGTAGTAGTCTTGGTACGTTAGAATTTTGCGAGCAGAAATACTTTTTGCAATACAACCTTTCTTTCAAAGACAAGACCAACAAAAAAGCCTTAATGGGTACTATTACCCATAAGGTGATGCAAACTCTTGGAGACAAGAAAATTGCAATGAACAAAGGTCTTGACGTAGTAGAAGACGACGAGACCGGCAAAACACTAACGCTTGAAGAATGTGACAATCTGGAATTGTTAAATGACTTAGCCTTTGATTACTACTCGTCTAGCTTTCCAGAAGTAAACATAACGCAGGCAGACAAACGAACCTGTCTAAAATGGGCAGAAAAAGCGGTGGCGTATGAAGGTGGGTCTTTAGACCCAAGAAATCAAGAAGTATTTGCAACTGAACTATTCTTCGACATTGAAATAAAAGAGCCTTGGGCGAAGTACTCTTACGATCTCGGAGACAAGAAAATAGAAGGCTACTTATCAATCAAAGGAACAGTAGACCTAATATTAAAACAAGATGAAGACTACTATGAAATTCTAGATTACAAAACCGGCAAAAGAATAGACTGGGCAACAGGCGAAGAGAAAACATATGAGAAACTACAAAAAGACACTCAGCTTCTCCTGTACTACTATGCTCTTAAAAATATGTATCCAGAGCGTGAATTTTCCATCAGTATTTACTATATAAATTCTGGCGGTCTATTTTCGATGGCATTTGACGAAGAGGACTACGCAAAAGCCGAAGACATACTCAGGAAAAAGTTTGAGCAAATAAGAAACACTCAGTACCCCAAACTTCTTTCTAATGAACATAAACATTGGAAATGCCAAAAGCTTTGTAAGTTCAGCGAGCCTTACAAGGATACAGGAAAGAGTTTATGCCAACATATTCGAGATGAAATCATAGAAAAGGGCGTAAATAAAGTTGTTGAAGAATACGGAAATATTGAAAAGATTACCACCTACGGAGACGGCGGTGGAAGATTAGCGGATAAGAAAAAATGAATTGGACACCCCTACATTTGCATACACACTACAGTCTCCTAGATGGCCTCTCAAAGCCCTCACAGGTTGCCTCACGATGCGAAAAGCTTGGCTTTGAATCCTGCGCGCTAACCGATCATGGCACTATATCGGGCGCTGTGGCCTTCACACAGGCATGTAGATCTAAAAACATCAAACCAATACTTGGGTGCGAGTTCTACCTAAGCCAGCAAGAT